TTTCTCCTCCCTTTCTCATAATATATATAATATTATCTCAAAGAATTGATGTCGAATGTTCTAACACCGTCAACTGTGATACGTCCGTAGAAACGGTTATTAACCATTTTCTTAGCGTAACGTGTCATAATACCCTTGATAGGAGTAAAGTTGAATGGGTTGTACATTGTTGGAGTCAACTGAAGAGGTACATAAGGAGCGTAGATATAACCTGTGTCTAACAAGCTAGTTCCTTTGTGACCGATCAACACCTGGTTGGGTGGGAAGTAAGGGTCACGGTAAACTTGATATCTACCAGCTAATGTTCCAACTCTTTCGATACCCATGTTGTACTGATCTTGCTCTGGTGAAGCGTTAGATACGTGGAAGTACTCCAAGTCGTCAAAGATAGCTGATACTTCAGAAGATACAACGATCCAGTTAGCACCACCTCTAAGAGTTGATTTGTGAATTTGAGCTGAAAGTTGGTTGATTGCTGTGATCAACGTTTGGTTCCAGTCCTTCTGTGTGTAAGGAGTTGTACCAGATGAAGAAAGTCTCTTCCATCCGTTGTAGTCCCAACGAAGATCCCAAGCCGCACCTTTTCTCAAGTCTCTTAAGATTTCACGATCGATCTCAGCAGCCACTTGCTCAGACAACAAAGCTGTCAATTCAGCTTCTGCGTCGATATTGTGGAATGCTGCAACGTCTTGTGCTAATTCAGGAGACCATTGTGCTCTAAGTTTTCTTTCTGTAACAGAAACTGTTACTGACTCAAGGTCGAAAGAAACTTCACCGATTTGATCTTCAAATTCAAGTTCTTTATACATTCTGTAGACTGCAACAAACGCCGCAGTGTTAGCTGAGGAAGCTGAGAATGTAGTACCCGTGTAACCATCAGGTGAGGTCTGACCACAATCAACACAAACTGGAGTTTGTAAGTCGAGTTGTAAGTAGATTCTTCCGTCAGCTGTACAGATGTCGTTATACTGACCACCTGAGCCCGTAGTTGGCCATGTAGTTGAAGCATTTGAACCATATTGTACGATACCCTTACCGTATCTCTGAGTTACTACGTTAAACAAAATTGGACCTGTTCCCAATCCCCAACCAGCTTGACCTGATGTTGCGGATGTTGGTACGATAAGTAATCCTGAAAGGAATTCTTCGGTATCCATAGTGTTACCATTTGGTCCGATCAATTGACCAGCTCCGTTTTGATAAAAACCACTCATTTCGATAAGAACCTTTCTGTAGTTACTCTGAGGATAACCTGAAGGAATCAATACGCTATTATCCCATACTACAGTGTTAGTTGTAGCTGTGATAGCTGACCACTTACCTTTTGAATAATCGAACAATCCAGGAGGATTCAAACCAGCTTCGTTACCTTCGTAGAACAAGTCATACAAGTTCTTGGTGAAAATATCGTTGTAACCAGCAGCACCTGCAGGAACTTCAGTGTATCCTGCGTTAGGATTACCTTGGTCTCCAGCAGTTGCGTAACCAGGAGCACCTACAGGTGGGTAGTGGTTACCACTGAATTGGTTTTCAGTACCACCTGAGTAACCTTGGATTTTAGGTACGAAGTAGAACAACTTACCGATAGGTAGGTTCATAGCTTGTACAGATACGATATCGTTAGCGAGAAGTTTAGAGAATACTCTTCTAACGATTGGGAAAACAACAGTTTCGAATGAACCTGAGTCAGATGTTGAAGAAGCTTCGTTGATTAAGTGTGAAGCTTGGTTTTCGTACAACTGAGCGATGTTTTCTTTTAAGTGACCATTAAGACCCTCAAGGAATCCCAATTTGTCCCATTTGTTGATTGTGTCTTCTTTGATAACTTTCAGATGTTTCATTCCGATATTACCAACAAGACCACTTTCTAATAATGCACCCATTTTATAATTTTTTTTTAAATTTTTATTTTGTTATTTTTTGCATGATATCCTTCATTCTTAAGAATTGAGGATTCTCATACGTTTTTGACTCAATAAGGTTTTGAGCTGAACCTGAAGCCGGTGATTTTTCAATCTTACCAACTGATTCAGTCACAACATTTTGAGTCGTGTTATTTAGTTCATTCTTGATAGAATTGTATAGAGTTTTTGATTCTTTTAAGTTCTCGACATTGTCGAACCTTCTTAGAACATTAATTTTCTCTTGTTTGGTAGTTGTATGTTCTGTAAACAATCTCGTAGCATAAGCTAAGTTTGAATTGAAAACAGCAACTTCATTCAATTTTTCTCTGAACACGTTAAGAGCCTTACGGTATTCTTCGTTTTTTACTCTCAATCGTTGAACTTCTTCGTTAACGTTAGCAGCACCTTTTGTGTAATCGTAGTTTCTATTGTTAGAAACTCCTTTTCTCAAACCGCGACCATCCTTAGATCCGAATCCGTAAGTTCTTGCAGCTTCAGTAGCTTCAGACTTTTCGTATTCCATCTTACCCATATTAGTTTTAGACTTATCACCTTTATTACCTTCGTAGTCTTTAAAGTGTCCGTCTTTTCCTTCACCAGCTTTTTTCTTGACACCACCTACAGTCTTACGTCTGTATTCGTCCTTACCTGATCCGAAATCTTTCTTAGAACTAGAACCTTTGGTGGTCTTAGCAATTTCTTCCATTTCTTCTTCGGTAAATTCGAATTTTTTTGGTGACAGATTCATACCCATTCCTTTAGCTCTTCCCTTTGGTTCGATTGCTCCCTCCTTAGTTTCAGCCTTAGTGGTTAGTTTACTGTTTTTTAGGTTACCCATTACTGGTTTGATCATCATCTTTGTTTCGTTAACATCTGACTCATCCATGTATTCCATGTCATCAATTTTAATAATATCAGACCCATCATCCATATCTTCGTCTTCGTCCATTTCGATCTCGTAAACTATTTCATCTTCTTCTTCTTCCATTTCTTCTGTATCTTCATCCTCGGACATTTCTGATTGACTGAAAATGTCAGCAATCATCTGATCCAATTCTTCGTCAGAAATTTCGTCATCTGAAACTTCAACGTCCATGTCCATTTGCTCTTCCATCTCGTCGGTCATAGAGTATTCCTCTACTTCACCTTCCAATTGAATGATATATTCGACATCTTCGTTTTCATCCTTGACATGGACTTGATCATCGTCTTGTTTGACAATAATTCCGTCCTCATCACTCATAGCTTTGAAAATCTTTAAGATTTCCTCGTCAGATGATCCTGTAAGATCGATTGGTAGTTCATCGTCCTCAAAGTCAAGATCCAATTCAATTTCATCCTCATCGGAATCCATATCCATTTCACTATCCTCATCGGATTCTTCCTCTGAATCCATATCAAGTCCCATAATGTCCTCAGCATCTTGCTCGTCCATTTCGGTCATATCCATTTCTTCATCGTGTTCAGCCTCCTTAAGAGACTCTTTTACTAGTTCAGAGATTTCTCGCTTCATTGTAGAAGCTAGTATTCCTTTTGCATTTTCAGTCACTACTTGTTCCAAATTTTTCATTTGGAGTAGTGCTTCTTCGACTAATGACTTGTTGTCTGCCATAATTAAATTGTGAATAATTTACCATATAAATATATCCATATTATAAAAAATTCACTATTTCACATATTACAAGTAAATTAAAATAAAAAATCCCCCAACTTTCGTAGGAGGATAATTGTTATAAAGGTGTAAAAACTATTTTTCTACAACCTCATCGATTTTACTTTCAGATACCGAAGTGATTCTCCAATCGTGTTGGTACCCGAGGTATTTAGCGGTTACTTTTGATTCAACGTCAGTAACAGAATAACCCCTTACGAGTTTTTCTTCTCTGATTTTTTTTATTCTACCGGTGTTTTCATCAGGTAGATCATAGGTGATCTTTGCTACAAAATATTTTTCGTCCATGGTTTTGTTGTTTTATTTATTTGGTTAAATAATGGTTCAATTTATTCAACAAGTCAATAGAGCGATTCATACCTTTTCCCGTGGATGTTGATGTAGATGACAATCTCTCGATCTTTTCTTCTTCTAAGTTTTCTTCGAAATTGTTTCTCTCTTTCACATCGGTAAATAGGTATGCTCCTGGTGTAGATGGTGAAGATACCAAATCAAAACAGATAAGTTCGAAATCGTCTTGTACCTCATTTTGTTCACCGACCTTCTTTAGTGTTCCAACACCACGAGAGGAGATACCGAGGGTAACTCCTTGTCTAAGAAGGTTAGCCGCTTGGTCACCTTTTGTAGACACCACACCTCTTTCGTGGAACCCTGGTGATGTCAGAAGTTTTAGTTTACCCATTAGGATATTACCATCCCACCATATATCGGTGATCGAGTGTGACACCCTATCTAGATCTATCAGGGATGATTCAGGGTGGTTTAGCTCCGATAGGGCGACACCTTTGTCGATTAACTTTTTATAGTTTACCGCCTCACGCTTGAGGATTCTCTCAGGATAGGTACGACCATTTCTATTTGGTGTATTGTATTTCTGAAGTACAGCGAAGAACTCAAAAGGTTTTGAGTAATCCATAATATTTTTATTCGATTCTTCGATAATGGATCTGTTGAGTTCGTGGGTGGGAGAGATATGTCCCGCATCCATTTCAACTAGAATTCCCTTACCGATCTCACTCGGACCTAAAATTTTCATATTATTATTTAAATAATAAATATACTGTTATAGTTCTTTTACTTTTTTCGATAGGGTAAAGTCAAAATAAACAGATTTTTTAAAACTACTGATGTAGATTTTCTTTGCTATTCTCTTTAGTGCTAGTCTTAGTTTTGGGTCTTTGAAGTCCATTATGGTATTGAAGAAAAGGGTAATTTCTAAGTTCATAAAACTTTTTTTTCCGTATAGTATACCACTTGTTCTAAGGTCTAAATCCACAATATTTTGTTCTTTAAACATGGTATTATCGATGGAGTCGTAAATTGAATTTTTTATGGATTTTCCGAATGTAGAAACCACACGTTCTACATCATCGTATTCATACTTGGGAGTTACCCAACTTTGAATGTTTAAGTAAATTGACTTTAAGTTTTTGGAATCAACTGTTCCAAAGTTCATTTTAGCGTCAGGAAATCCTACTAAACGTGAGGTTTTACCTTTTTTCATATATAATATTTTCGTACAAATCGTTTATTGATATTGAAAATATACTAACAATATTGGTATTGGTCAAATTTTTATAAACATCTGATTATTTATATGATATGCTTGTAATCCCTGTTCAGAATAATAATATTGAAAAAGCGCTGAAAGTGCTCAAAGGAAAGGTGATTCGTACCAAACAGTTAACATATTTACGAGATCGTCAATACTACGAAAAGAAGTCTGTAAGACGACGTAATGAAATAAAGAACGCCGTGTACCTACAGGGTAAAAAAGATCGGGAAACCTACTGAATATTGTTGTAGAGACTATAAAGTCTTACATAATTCACCTTTG